TTAGGCGGCCGGGCCATTGCTCCATAAGCCCGCTACCGTCGGCGCTTCCTCTTCGAGCGCTTGCAATCGATTGTACCAAGGTTCGACGTCCTGCGCGGCGGGCGAGAATCCTTCGGACCGCAAGCGTGCGGCGATCCAGCGCGCGCGCAGGCTTTCCAGCTCGGTCCAGCTCGCGCCGATGACGCCGCTGGCGCGCGGTTCTCGCCGACAGACATTGATCCGCCCCGTCTCGACCGGTTCCCAAACGAGCACCCCGATTTCATCGGCGATCAGCCGATCGACGGAGGGACGCCGGGTACACAGGTCACGCAGCCTCTCCGCGATCGGGATCAAGGCGCGTGCGGACTCGATCAGCGCGGCAACCGCCGGATCACGGGTCCAGCAATCGGCCGCGAGCAGCCGAACGCGTTCGGGATGGAGGTCGGGCGAGGGCTGAAGAGCGGCAGGCGGCAATGATTGCTCCCACGCCGGAAAAAGCGGCGAAAAGCAAATATGGGACGGATTGTCCAACTATTCAATGTCGAAGACGGCAGCCAGCCCGATCCGGAATATAGCCTTCAGCGGGACGATCTGGCCAAATCAACCGGTTTTTCGCGAACGCCTGGCGTCATTCGCGAGCTGTTCGGCACGCCATTGTTCGATCATGTGCGGACCGGGCACGTCGGGATAAGGCCCCTTCCCGGCCACGCGCCGTCCAGTGAGGAGAAACTCGACGGACACTCCCGCGATCAGGGCAAACTGCTCCATCAGCGCATGCGGCATCGGGGTGCGCGATTCGTATTTGCGATAGCGCTCGGCCGGCACGCCGAGCAGGGTCGACATCTGTTCTGCCGTCATCCCTCTGAGTTGGCGAAGCGCTTTCACCCTAGCGATGTAGAGCGCGTCGAATTCGTCGGGTGTGATCGGATTGGTCATGGACAAATTGTACCACGACCTCGGTCAGTGTCAAAGCGCGCAGTGACGATTTACATGTTGGACAATATGTCCAATATTATCGCCAATGACTAATCCTGCTTGCTCCGAACGCGCCAGCGGATCGCCGATAGGCGAACCGGGAACGAGGTGCGCAGCTTGTGGACGCTCTCTCTGCGACCATCCCGACCCGATTGTGCCCTCGCCTCTTCGATCCCCTTCAGAGGCCGACGCGCGAACCGGCTGAATCATCGCGGCAGCCAAACCAGACATCGCAATTACCAGGAGAAAAACGTTGGCGGATATCAATCCGAAGGTCCGGCAGGCGAGCACACGCGCCGGGAGTGGTGCGGAAGACCGGCTCGCGATGATCCGCGCCAGTGCCGCACGCCGATTGGCGGCGCTTCCGCAACACGACAAGCGGCTCGATGCGACGGATCGCCTGGCCGCCGCGTTGCACCGGCGCGAGGAATCGGAGCGGCGGCAAGAGGCAATGATCGCGCGATGGCGGCACAAGAATGAGGGCACGCCCGAGACGCACGAAAAGGCGAATGCGCTTCCCGAGCGGCGGCGGCAACCGCCGCTCCACCGGATGGAGCGACTGGGCAAGATCACCGCGGACGAGCGCGCCGCGGCCGAAGAGATTGCCGGCGTGGCGGAGCGTATCCGGCGCGCCGGATCGATACGGTCGGTGTCGCTGGAAACGCGCGTCGACTTCGCCAATTCCGGACGGGATCAATTGGTCGAGTCATTGAAACGAATACGGCTGGAAGTCGCCTATCGCGCGTGGTGCGAGGCGATCCCGCAGCCGAGGGCAATGGTGCTCGAGATGGTCCTGAGCGACCAGTCGTTCGTGCAACTGGCGCGTGCGCATGGGATGCAATGGCGGACGGCACGCAAACGGCTGATCACCGCATTGCGGAAGTGGCCCGAGATGGCGGCGGCAGCGCGACGGGATGTGGAGCGGGAAGATGTCGAGGCAGTGTACGCGCGGCTGGGCGCGGGCGAGTTACTGGGATCGACCTGATGAGATTTTTGGGAGCGCGCGGCGAACAAATCTCCCTCGCACTTCTGAGATATAGTTCGCAAGGGCCTTGCTTCAAGACCCGCCCTTTGCCGTAAAGCCCCTGCCCCATCGATTCGCAGGGAGACGCGATATGCGGGCAGAATCATCTACTTATGACTTGCGCGAGGCCGCCGACACGAAGGCGACCGATCACGCGATCGTGATTTGCGGCGGCGGGCCGACCGGGCTGATGCTGGCCGGCGAACTGGCACTGGCGGGCGCCGATGTCGCGATCGTCGAGCGGCGGGCCGATCAGCAGCTCGCCGGATCGCGCGCGGGCGGTCTGCATGCTCGATCGATTGAGTTGCTCGATCAGCGTGGCATCGCCGACCGGTTCCTGGCCGCCGGAGAGACGATGCAGGTTACGGGCTTCGCGCTCAACCGGCTCGATATCAGCGACTTTCCCACGCGGCACAATTACGGGCTGGCTTTGTTGCAGAACCATATCGAGCGCATCCTTGCCGAATGGGTCGAGGAGTTGGGGGTGCCGACCTATCGCGCACGCGATGTGATCGGGTTTGTCGAGGATGAAGCAGGCGTCGACGTCGCATTGTCCGACGGGAGTTCGCTGCGAACCGGCTATCTAGTCGGGTGCGACGGCGGCCGCAGTTTGATCCGCAAGACGGCGGGGATCGACTTTCCCGGCTGGGATCCCACGATCAGCAATTTGATCGCCGAGGTCGAGCTGGAAGAGGAGCCCGAATGGGGAATGCGGCGCGACGCGATCGGGCTGCACGGACTGAGCCAGATGGACGACGGCAAGACCGTGCGCGTCATGATCACCGAGCAGCGGGCAGGACGTACCGGCGATCCAAGGCTTAGCGACCTGAGCGAGGGCCTGATCGCGGTTTATGGCACCGATTACGGGGTGCACAATCCGAGCTGGATCTCGCGCTTCAGCGACACGACGCGGCAGGCGGCAACGTATCGCAAGAGCCGGATATTGCTGGCAGGCGATGCCGCGCATGTTCATTCTCCCGACGGCGGCCAAGGCCTCAATATCGGGTTGCACGATGCGGTCAACCTGGGGTGGAAGCTGGCACGCGTCGCCGCAGGGACGGCACCCGACAGCCTGCTCGACAGCTATCATGCCGAACGTCATCCGGTCGTCGCGCGCGTGCTGCGCAATACGATGGCGCAAGTTGCCTTGCGGCGCCCCGACGAGCGCTCCGGCGCGCTGCGCGAGATCGTCGCCGAATTGCTGGCCATGGACGAACCGCGTCGACGCGTCGCCGGAATGATGTCGGGGCTGGATGTGCAGTACGACCTTGGCGAGGGGCACGCGCTGCTCGGGAGGCGGATGCCCGACCTCGACCTGGTTGCCGCCGATGGCCCGGTGCGGGTGTTCGCATTGCTGCACGATGCGCGACCGGTGCTGATCAATCTGGGCGCGCCGGGCGCGATCAACATCTCGGCCTGGGCGGACCGGGTGAAGCTGATCGACGCTAGTTACGAAGCGGCCTGGGAGTTGCCGGTGATCGGCACAGTTCCCGCCCCGGCCGCGGTGCTGGTCCGGCCCGACGGCCATGTCGCCTGGGTAGGAGGCGGCGGTGATAACGGGCTGGCGGAGGCGCTGACGACCTGGTTCGGGCCGGCGGCGATGGCCTAGACTATCGGGCGGAGGAGTGGCGTTAACCCGCTCCTCCGTTCGCCCGATAAAATGAGAACAAATCGTGAAAACTTCTTGACTACCACGAGAGAACGTGTATGTAGCAATCATCCAAATTTGCGTTCGACCGAAACGACGTCGCGCAGTTTTCTCGCAGAAAATCGACCGGTCCCCGGACACCCATCCGGCAACGTCCGTACGTTGCTGGAGCGGGTTGCCGCGGCACGCTGGGCGGATGGCGATCGGGTGGAGTTCGGATGGCGGAACGGAAGCGTACTCGGTCGGGACCGTCGGCCAAGAGCGCTGCGAGGTTAGCCGCTCCTGCGGCGGCGCTCGCTCCCAATGCTGCGCATAAGAGCCGGCGGGTAACGATCGAAATCACTGACGCGATGCGCGCGGACATACGACGCTTTGCAGAGATCGGGGCGCCGCATGCGATCATCGCGCGGATCATGGGCATGAGCGCGGCGACGTTGAAACGACGGTGCCGCGCCGAACTCGATGCGGGAGTCGAAGTGGCCAATGCGCGGATCGCGATGACCTTGTTCGAGACCGCGATGAACGGAAACACCACGGCGATGCTGTGGTGGGAAAAGACGCGCGCAGGACGGCGCGAGGGTTCGGCGCCCGATCCGCATGGCGCGCGCGCCGCGGAGCCAATCACGCGCGACATGTCGGCGCGTGAGGCAGCGGAGCGCTATCGGGAAGAATTGGGGTGACTATGACCACCGCGCCGGTCCATTCGGCTTGGCCGCCCGACTATGTCGCCGAGTTGATCACGCGGCAGCATCGGGTACGACGGCTGAAGGCGGATGCCGGGCTGCGCGCCGGGCTCGCCGGGCGGTATCGCGAGAGTCCGATCAGTTGGATTGCGCATTGGGCAGTGACGTACGACCCGCGGAAGGCGGCGAGCGATGCGCCGACCATAATGCCATTCGTGCCCTTTCCGCGCCAGGCCGAGATGATCGCCTTCCTGCATGCCTGCGTCGATGGGCAGCAGAGCGGATTGATCGAGAAGGCGCGCGACATGGGCGCGACATGGCTGGCTTGCGCGTTCTCGGTATGGTTGTGGCTATACCGTCCCGGCGCCGCCATAGGATGGGGCTCCCGCAAGGAGCAATTGGTCGACAAGATCGGTGACCCCGACAGCATTTTCGAAAAGATGCGGATCATCATCCGCCACTTGCCCCGGCTGATGCTGCCGGCGGGCTTCGACCCGCGCGACGACATGCCGAGCATGAAGATCGTCAACCGCGCAAATGGCGCCACCATCACCGGCGAGTCAGGGGACAATATCGGGCGCGGCGGGCGCAAACTGATCTATTTCAAGGACGAGAGCGCGCATTACGAGCGGCCCGAGAAGATCGAGGCAGCGTTGGCCGACACGACCAATGTCCAGATCGATATGAGTTCGGTCAACGGACCCGGCAACGTGTTCCATCGCCGGCGCGAAAACGGGGCTGAATGGGCGCCGGGCGCCACGCTTGCCACCGATCGGGTCAATGTGTTCGTGATGGACTGGCGCGACCATCCGGCCAAGAATGCCGCTTGGTATGCCGGGCGGCGGGCCAAGGCGGCGGCGGACGGGCTGCTCCACGTCTTCGCGCAGGAAGTCGATCGCAATTACACTGCCGCGGTCGAGGGGATCATCATTCCCGGAGACTGGGTGGCGAGCGCGATCGATGCGCATGTCGCGCTCGGATTCGACGACGAAGGCGCGTGGCGTGCCGCGCTTGACCCGGCCGATGAAGGTGGCGACCGGCATGCGCTGGCCATCGCCAAGGGGTCCATCGTCCATTCGGTTGACGATTGGGGCGAAGGCGATGTCGGCAAGGCGACGCGGCTGGCGGTCGACCGGCTGCGTGGACGAACGGTCGCGCTGCAATATGACAGTATCGGCGTCGGCGCCGGAGTGAAGGCGGAAGCCAACCGGTTGCGCGACGAGGTGGGCGCGGAGGGGCGCGCGTTGCTGCCAGCAGGGATCACCTTCCGGCCGTGGAATGCCGGCGCCGCGCCGCTCCGGCCGCGCGAGCATGTCGTGCCGGGAGATAGTGAGACGCCGGTCAATGGCGATTTCTATGCGAACTTGAAGGCACAGGCCTGGTGGCAATTGCGGCTGCGCTTCGAGCGCACGCACAAGGCGGTGACGGCGGGCGAGGTTTACGACCCTGCCGACCTGATCAGCTTTCCGCGCGATATGCCGGGGCTGGCGTCGCTGCGGAAGGAATTGAGCCAGGCGACGCGCGCAGTGAATGGCGCGTTGAAACTGGTGGTGGACAAGAAACCGGAAGGCACGAGGTCGCCCAACAAAGCCGATGCGTTGGTGATGGCTTTCTGGCCGGCCGAGGACGCGGTAGCATCGGTGGGCTTCCTCGATCTGGTGCGCGCGGCAAATGCTACGGTGAAAGCGGAATGAGCTCTGCAATCGCCTTTAGCGGTCAGGGTCGTACCAGATTGATGGATTGCTGCTCGCGTCGCAGAGGCGATCTGACGTCGGCGGCGAGGATATCCGCCATCCAGCGAAGCAGCGCTGGGACCGTTATGGTCTCCATTCGCTGACGCGCCTCTGCTGCCCGTTCGCTGGGGACCGACCCTGTGCGGATATAAAACCGTTCGTGCGGCACATTGGGATTTGGCGGCCAGAAAAAGACGTCGAATAGATTACCAGGCGATCGGGTCAGGCTCACGTCGATCGTTACTCCGGCGCGATCGAGCTCCGCTTCCAGGAACGACGGATGTAGCGGATAGCTTTGCCCTTTCGGCAATTTTGCGGTTTCAGATTTCATCTACACAGCCTGAAATGATCATCGTCGCGTTCGATCAGTGCATCATCGCCGCGGTAGCGGATGTGGCGCTGCGCCATGCGGCAGCATTCAACGTCAGTGTTGATCTGGCGCTCGACCCAGCGACGCCAGGCAGGATCGGCGAGTGCGATCCGTTCGGCCTCGGCGATACCGCACCCGTGCACGGTCCTGATCTGCTTGAGGTGCAGCATCCATTGATTGTGTTCCGGCATCATCGCTCAGTCTAACCGACCGAAGCAGCGCTCGCCATGCGTCACTTTGCAAGGTCAGCGCAATTGCGCTCTCAAAGGAGAATTCGATGCCGAAGTGCGGCGTGCAGACCAATATCACCTACAGCTGGGGCAACAGCAGCAACGAGAATGCTTGGGGTCCGTTTTCTCCCGGCTTTCCGCTCACGCCGGTCGTGCAGCAGCCGGTGCGCGGGTATGATTTCAAGCCGAACATCAACGCGACGTTGCAGCCGCGCGCCTATGAGCAAACCGGATTCCCGGCATTGCGAGCGTTCGCCAATGTCGAGCTGGTGCGGCTGGCGATCGAGACGCGCAAGGATCAGGTCGAGCGGCTCGACTGGCAGATCAAGCCGGTCGACGGTGCCGCCAAGATCGCCGATGATCCGCGCATCGCCGAGCTGACGCGGTTCTGGCGCAAACCCGACGGGGTCACGCCGTTCGCCACCTTCATGCGGTCGAGCCTGGAGGATTTGCTGACGCTCGATGCGCCGGCGTTCGAGAAACGGCGTAACCGCGGCGGCAAACTGATCGCGCTGGAGATCGTGCCCGGCGACACGATCCACCCGATGGTCGACGATACCGGGCGGCGGCCGCGCGGGCCGACCGATATCGCCTATCAGCAAGTGATCAAGGGCGTGGTCTGGGCGAACCTGACCAATGCCGACCTGCTCTACGTGCCGCGTAATGTGCGGCCGCATCACCTCTATGGCTTCGGGCCGGTCGAGCAGATCGTCGTCACGATCAACACGATCCTGCGGCGCCAAGCGGCACAGTTGAGCTATTTCACCGAAGGCAATGTGCCGGCGGGGTTGCTCAACGCGCCCGAAGGATGGGACGCGGCGAAGATCCAGGAATTGCAGCAATGGTTCGATGACCGGATCGCGGGCAATGCCGCAGAGCAGAACAAGCTGATCTGGGGGCCGCACGGATCGCAATTCACTGCGTTCAAGGCAGCGCCGATCAAGGACGAGTTCGACGAATGGCTGGCGCGGATCGTCGCCTTCGCCTTCTCGCTGCCCCCTACCCCGTTCGTGCGCCAGATGAACCGCTCGACCGCGATGGAGGATCAGGAGCGCTCGCTCGAGGAAGGCCTCGAGCCGCTGCAGTTATGGATGAAGCGCTGGATCGACGACGTGATCCAGATCGAGTTCGGATACGCCGACTTGGAATTCGCTTTCGTCAAGGCAACGAGCATCGACCCGCTAATCCAGTCGGAGATCGACGATCGCGATCTGAGGAACGGATCGCGCACGATAGACGAAGTTCGGCATGCCCGTGGCGATGATCCGCTCATCGATGGACTGGGCGCCAAGCCGATGATTTACACGACCCAAGGGGCGGTGTTGCTCGACGGTGTTGTCGGCGCGGCCCCAATTGCAGCTGTGCCGCCAACGCCTTAGACTAGCGGTATGTTCGACATGCTCTGGCATCTGCGTGGATCGGTACCATTGCGCCACGCGACGCCGGGGGAAGCGATGTATCGGCTGGGGACGCTGTTGAAGAGCCAGCGTAAGCAGATCACCGCTCGCAGCTCCGATCAGTTGCACTTCGACGGGCATCGAGGCCCAGACTTCTTCGGCAATTGTCGTGCCTTGGCCAATTATGAACGCGGGCATTTCTGGGTTGAGGGCGGCAGGGTGCGGTACGACCTGCGGAGTCTGCACGGCTTCCTGTTCTGTACGACCGCCGCGTCGCTGGTTGCTCTGGTCGTCGCGCTGTTCGGCGCCCCGCGGCAAGGTTTGATCTTCGGCTCGATTGCATGGGGCTGGTTGTACGGAATGAATGTCCTGATCGCCGCAGCCCGCGTGCCGTTGCTGTTCAGACACATAGTCGGCGGGCGACAGGCAGCACCGCCGACCTACTGAAGCGGCGGCGCCCGCGCTCCCTAATTTGGACACTCTGAAACCGACACGTTCCGCTGCCCTGCTGCGGGCGCCCAGCCACGCCTATCGAAAGGACAGTCATCGCATGACGCGGTTTCGCCAATTCGGCGCGATTACCAAGATCCAGGATCAGGAAGACGGCACGATCAAGGTCTGGGGCATCGCCTCGTCCGAGACGCGTGACCAGCAGGGCGAAACGATCACCGCTGAAGCGATGAAGGCGGCCTTGCCCGACTATGAGCGCTTCCCGGCGTTGCGCGAGATGCACGAGCCTAGTGCCGCCGGACGCGTGGTCGAGGCCGATGTCGATGACCATGGCATCACCCAGATCTGCGCGCATGTCGTCGATCCGCTGGCGATCACCAAGGTACGCGCGGGCGTCTACGCGGGCTTCTCGATCGGCGGAAAGGTGCTGAAGCGCGACACCGCCGACCGCAGCGTGATCACCGCATTGAAGCTGGTCGAGATCAGCCTGGTCGACAGCCCCTGCAACCCCGACGCCGTCATCAACATGTGGAAGGCCGATATGGATTATGTTCCGAGTGGCGACGAGGTGGTCGCGAAGGCCCGCGAACTGGCCGAGGATGCGGGATCGCGGCGGTACAAGGACTTCCTGTTCAAGGCGCGTGAACGGCTGATCGCCGCGGCGTTGGCGAGCGACCTGGCTGACGATGATCACGACGACCAGGACGATCGCGACTCTGATTCAAGAGCGGCTCAAGCCGACAGCGACGATGATGCTCCCGCGGCGGATTCGGACGGCGACGAGCCGGATGACCAGGACAAACAGCCGCCTGCCAAGCCCGGAGAGAAGCCGGTGTCCGGCGAGCAGCCCGCCGCCAAGCCACAACCGAAGCCCAAGCCGAAGTCAGCCAATCCCCAACCCGATGATGACGCGAACAGGGACAATTCCGACGCCCAGGGCGATCGCAATGCATCGCCCGATGTTGGCGACGACGCACCGCCGCCCAAGCCCAAGGCTAAGCCGACACCGGACGGCAAGGATCGGATGAAGCGTGTCGCGACCGGCGGGGATGCCAATGAAGACGCCGACGACACCGGCGATGACGATGCCAGGACGGTCCAAGCCGATGCCGATCGCATCCAGGCGGCGCACGATCACCTCGTCGCGCTGGGCGCGCAATGCTCCACGGAGAATTGCGGTGCCGCGGACCAGCCCTCCGCTGATGCTGGCGGACGCCCTCGCCCGCAGGCTGCGCCGCCCGCTCCCGATCCCGACGAGGACACCGAGAAGCTGCGGCGCGGCGACGCGCTCGGCGACGCCATGATGGCCGACTTGGCCAAGCGCTTCGGCGACACGATTACGATGCTGAACGCGACGATCGGCGATCTGACCAAGCGTCTGGAGCGGGTCGAGGCCGAGCCCGCCGCCCCCAGGACCGCTGCCGGGCCGCTGCGCGCGGTGAGCAAAGCCGAAGACGCCTCCCCCAATTCCGCCAACGGCGCGTCGGCGATCAGCGCCGATGACCTCAAGAAAGTGATCGACACTCTGCCCGAGCAGGAGCGCGGGCAGTTCCTGCTGCGCATCGCCTTGTCCAACCCGACCTTGGTTCACGCGGCCCGCGCAGCCGCCTGACCCTGTCGCCCGCGCCATCGCGCCCGGGCTTCAATCCTGCGCCTATCCAAAGGACGGATAGTTATGACCAATTTGACTCCCGACGAGATCAAGAAATCGCTCGTCTCCAGCCTATCGAACCCCGACGAGAATATTTCGCGCGCCATCATGCTGATGGCGGGCGGACGCCCCGACATGGTCGAAAAGGCTATTTCCACCGGCACCGGTCTGGTTGCCTATGACCTGCAAGCGCCGGCCAAGAACCTGTATCCGGTCAACACGCCGATCATCAAATCGCTGCCGCGTGTCGGCGGCGGGGGCGGCACCGCGACCAACTGGAAGTCCGTGACCGCGCTGACCGGCTCGGGCTTCGACAACACGCCCTGGGTGCCCGAGGGCCAGCGCGCCGGGCAGATGGCCTATACCACCGCCGACCGCGCCGCGCCGTATCGTACCTTGGGCGAGGAAGACCAGGCGACGTTCGAAGCGATCTCCGCCGGCCGCACGTTCGAGGACATCAAGGCGTCGATGACGCAGCGCCTGCTGCAGAAGACGATGCTGAAGGAAGAAGCGGGCGTGATCTTCGGCAATGCCTCACTGGCATTGGGCACGCCGAGCGCGCCGACGTTGAGCGCGGGCGGCACCGGATCGACCTTGCCGGGGTCGGTGACCTATTCGGTGATCGTCGTCGCGCTGACGATGGAAGGCATGCGCAACAGCACGCTGTCGAACGGTGTCGCGACGTCGAAGTCGGTGACCGGTGCCGACGGCAAGAGCTTCTCGATCAATGGCGGATCGTCGATGAAATCGTCGGCGGCGAGCCAGGCGACGACCGCCGGCCAGGCATTGTCGTGCAGCGTCCCGGCGATCCAGGGCGCGGCGGGCTATGCGTGGTTCGTCGGTACCGCGGGCAGCGAGAAGCTCGAGGCGATCAGTTCGACCAACAGCGTGGTGTTTGCCAAGCCCCTTGCCGGCACCGGTCAGGCGGCGAGTGCGGTCAGCGCGGACTGCTCGACCAACTCGACCGCATTCGACGGCTTGCTGACCACCGCGCTGAAGCCGGGGTCGGGCGCGTACGTCAATTATCTCGCCACGGGCACGCCGGGTGCGGGTACCACCCTCACCTCTTCGGGTCAGGGATCGGTGACCGAGATCGATGTCATGATGCAGTCGATGTGGGACAATTATCAGTGCTCGGTCGACGTGCTGTACGTGAACAGTCAGGAGCAGCGGAACATCACCAAGAAGGTACTGGCGTCGGGCTCAGCCTCGCTGCTCAATTACTTCCAGGACCCCAAGGCAGGTGAGGTCGCGCTGACCGCCGGCGGCGTGGTCGAATATTATTACAACCCGTACCTCAACAAGAAGATTCCGATCCGCCTGCATCCCAATGTTTCGGCGGGGACGATCCTGGGCTGGGCGGGCGACTTACCGGTCCAATACCAGTCGAGCGAGGTGCCCAATGTCGCGGAGATGAAAGTACGCCGCGATTACTATCAGATCGACTGGCCGATCACCACGCGTGCCGAGATGTCGGGCGTGTATGTCGAAGAGACGTTGGCGGTGTACGCGCCGTTCGCGATGGGCGTGATCGCCAATATCGCCAACGGCTGATCGGCGAAACACTCCCCTCCCGTTCACGGGAGGGGTTGGGGGAGGGCTTGTCCGTCGTGATGGGTGACATGCCCTCCCCTAACCCCCTCCCGCAAAGCGGGAGGGGAATAGCGCCCACCCCTTTCCTGGCCCCGCCGCGATGACCGGCGGGGCCTTTTCTTTTTTCGAGAGGAGACGCCGCATGGCCGATAATCCTTCCCCGCGCCGTGTGCCCAAAGCGGCGTCCGCTGACATGGCCGCGATGCGTCATGCGGACCGCGCCGGATGCAGTTGGCGCGGACAGTCTTTCGTGCCCGATGGCGCGGGTGTCGTGACCGTACCGGTGGCGGCAGCGGCAGAGTTGCTCGCCCACGGCTTCAGCTTCGTGAGCCGATGACGTCATGGCGGCTGGCGACCTCACCAATCTGTCGGCGGTCAAACGCTGGCTCAACATTTCGAGCGACAATGACGATGCGCTGCTCACCGATCTGGTCACGCAGGTGTCGGCGTTCGTCGAAAGCGCCATCCAGCGGACCGTCCTCACGGCGACGCACGTCGAGACCTATCGCGGCACCGGCGGATCGCGGTTCCTGCTGAGGAATTGGCCGGTCCAGTCGGTGACGTCAGTCGAATGGGGCGAGACGCGGATCGACACTATGGTCGACGCGATCGGCAACGCATCGGGGGTTGCGACCGACGGGCGCAGCGTGATCCTGGTCGGATCGCGCATGCCGCACGATCGGCCAGTGCGGGTGACCTATGTCGCCGGATATGACGTGGTGCCTGCCGATTTGATGTTGGCGGTCACCGAGTTGGTCGGTGAGACCTATTCGGCGCGCACGCACATCGGCGAGACCAGCCATGCGAGCTCGGGAGCGACCACCGTCGCGTTCAGCCGCGAGGCGATGCACCAGGCGGTGCTGGCACGGCTCAGTAACTACATGCTGGCGGCGCCATTATGAGCGTGACGCTGGATGCGGAGGCGCTGAGCGCCGGGCTCGACCGCCTGTCGTCGCAAGTGTCGGCGGCGGTCGAGGCCAAGGTGACGGCGGCGACTGCCGAACTGCAGCGGCATGTGATCGACGACAAGCTTCACGGCCAGATACTGAATGCACGTACCGGTCGGCTGGCGAGCGCGGTCGATCGTCGGGTCGAAGCCAAAGGCGACAGCATCGTCGGCGAAGTATTCGTCAACGATAGCGTACCTTACGCAGAGATCCTGGAACAGGGTGGCAGTACGTCGCCGCATGACATCGTGCCCGACAAGGCCAAGGCACTCGCCTTCGCGGCGGGCGGCAAGCACGTCTTCGCGCGGGTGATCCATCATCCGGGATCCCGCTTTCCGGCGCGGCCCTACCTGGCGAGCGCGCTGGGCGATGAGGCCGACGAGATCGCCGCGGCGCTGAAATTGGCGGCGATCACCGCCGCGCAGGAGGCGATCGGATGACCATTCGCAATGAGGTGTTCGACGCACTCCTGGCGCTCGCGGACGTGCGTTGGGGCAATGACGAAGCGTTCGTCGAGCGCTGGCGCCGGCTCAAGATGTGGGACAAGGCGCCGGTACCCGGACTGTACCAGATCGAAGGCACCGAGACGATTGCCTCGTTAGACGGCCAGCTCGACAAGCATAGCCTGCGTGCGAGCTGGGTCATCTATCACCGCGGCGGCAAGGACCAGGCGGCGACTCCCGCCGAAACCAGCAACTCCATCCTGGACGCGGTCGAGGCGGCGTTTCGCCCCGCGCTTCCCGGCGCGCGGCAGACGCTCGGCGGGCTCGCCTATCGCGCGTTCATCGACGGCACGATCCACAAGGACAATGGCGACCTGGACGGCCAGGCCATGCTGATCGTGCCGATCACCATCATCCTTCCCTGATCACAATGGAGAAACCAATGGCAAGATCGCAATCCGCCGCGGCTGACACCGATCCTCCGACGCCGAAGGCGGACGGCGATACGGCGACGGCCGCGGGCCCAATAGCGCCGCCCCTGCCGCCGCGCTTCACGGCGCCCGATCATGTCAGCGCGATTATCTTGTCGACCGGGCGCGAGATCGGTGTCGAAAATGGCGTGCTTACTGCGCCCTCCGATCTGAGCGACGACGAACGGCGCCAGATTGCACGCGCGGGCTGCACTCCGGTCTAAGAAGCTACCAATCTCTTTCAACCACGAACGCCAATGCCCGCTTCCTGCGGGCTTTTTTATTGGAGAAATGGCATGGCCATGTACAATTTCGGTGCCGGGGTGCTGTGGGGCACCCCGACCTTCGACGCGACGGGCGCGGCGATCGCCAATCCCACGCCGCTGATGCTGGCGGTGACGCAGGAAGTCTCGATCGACATCCAGGGCGACATCAAGGAGCTATATGGCTCCAACCAGTTCCCGGTCGCGGTCGGCCGCGGTAAGATGAAGATCACCGGCAAGGCCAAATACGGCCAGTTCAACGGCGCGGTGATGAACAGCCTGTTCTTTGGTCAGACGGTGACGTCGAGCCTGTATAGCATTGTCAACGACGTCACGGGCGCGACGATTCCGTCGACACCGTTCACGATCACCCCGACCGTACCGGGCAGCGGCACCTGGGCAGGCGACCTGGGCGTACGAGACTCCAGCGGCAACCCGATGACGCGCGTCGCCTCCGCCCCCACCGCAGGTCAATATAGCGTCACCGCCGGCGCGTATCTGTTCGCTGCCGCCGATACCGGCAAACTGGTCTTCATCAACTACAGCTACACCGCGACGTCCACCGTCGCGAAGACCTCCATCGTACAGAACATCCAGATGGGTCAGGCGCCCACTTTCCGCGCCGATTTCTTCAACCAGCTTGGCGGCAACGGCCTGGCGCTGACCTTGTTCGCCTGTGTGTCGAACAAGCTCGCGCTGCAGACCAAGATCGATGACTTCATGATCCCGGAACTTGATTTCTCGGCGTTCGCCGATCCGTCGGGTAACGTGCTGAAATGGGGGTCGGCGCAGTAATATGGCTAAGATCCACATCCTTGGGCGCGATTTCGCGATCGCGCCCTATAAGCTCGGCGAATTGCGCCGGGCCGCGCCATTCATCGACAACATTCAGCGGAAAACCGACGGCAGCGGGTCGCTGTCCGACCTGATGGACTCGGCAGTCGACCTGCTCAACGTGCTGTCGATCGGGCTGGTCAAGGTCGATCCGATGCTGACGCCCGATTATCTGGAGGCGAATGTATCGATGGACGAGTTCGTCGGACTGCAGAAGGCCTTTGTGGAACTGAGCGAGGAATCGGGACTGCAGCGCAAGGGGGAAGCGACGGCTCCCCCGGCGGCAGTGCCGGAGGGAGCCTCGAGCGAGCACTTATCGACCTCGTCCACGATCTGATCGCCGCCGGGATCGAAGGCGGATCCAAGCGGGCGATCGAGGCGGAATGGGATCTGTTCGACGTCGAGGCGCAGTATCGCGTCTGGCGCCGAACCGGCCCGCCGCTCAACATCGCCGCGGTCGCGATCGCGCGATCACTGGGAGTCGACCTGACCCCCGCGGAGCGCTCGCGAGAAAGCGAACCGCGCGACATCGAGCCCGACCGCCCGACCCTGGCCGGACTGGCCGCGAATGTCGCGATGCCCGTCGCCGGCGGCGACACGCAAGCGGCATCGCGCGCCATCCTGACGAAATTGAAGGAGATGACATGACCGACGCGGTGTTCATCCGGATCGTCGCCGACACATCCGGCGTGGGCGCCGCGTTGGAGGAGATCAAGGACGGTCTGCGCGACCTGAAGAGCGTCGTTCGAGCCATGGCCGAAGGCTTTGCGCAAGGCTTCGACGGCATTCGCAATGCCGCGGCACTGGGCGAGCAGGCGATCGACGACTTCAACACCAGCCTGCGAGCTGCGAAGCCGGACGAATTTGCCTCATCCCTCAACAAGGCAACCCAATCCGCCACCGCGCATGCCAAGGCGATCAAGCAAACCGCTACCGAAGCGCGTACGGCCGCAAGCACCATCGCGGCGTTCGGCAGCGCGATCGGCGCGGCGTTCGCGATCGGCCAGCAATTGTTCGGCGCCGGCCAGAAGGTCGCCGAGATCGCCGTCGAAATGGGCAAGGCGTCCGAGGAGACCAATAAGTTCGCCCAGCGCCTCGGTATGTCGACGCGGCAGGTACAATTGCTGCAGGCGATGTCTAAGGCGACCGGCGTCGATTTCGATAAATTGTCCAATGGCACCGCCACCTTGGCCAAGAATTTCGCCAAGAGCCCCGAAGCCTTCAAAAAGCTGGGTATCGACATCAAGGCCGGGTCGGACCAGATGACGATCCTGACCGCGGTCGCGGACAAGTTCGCCAAGACCGCCGACGGGCCGCAAAAGACCGCGACGGCGTTCAAGCTGATGGGCAGCAGCGCGTCCGAGATGATCCCGTTCCTCAACCAGGGTGCGGACGGTCTCGCAAACCTTACGCAAAAGGCGCAGGAATACGGCACCGTCAATGACGATGCCGTCCAGAAGGGATTGGCGCTCGCCGGTAGCGTCAACGAAGCCAAACTCGCATGGTCGGGTCTCAGCCAGACGTTGACGGCGGCTTTCGGCCCGGTGTTGAAGGAAGTGGTCGACGACTTCAATTCGATGGTGGCGGCCCTCACCAAGTCGTATGAATCCGGCGGGGCGGCTAAGATCATCTTCGATGGCCTCTCGGAAGCATTCTCGGCCCTCATCCAAATGGCGAGCGACCTGCTCGGCGGGCTGGAAGGCCTGTTTGAGGTCACCGGCGGCGACAGCGTCGACTGGAGCAAGGAGATCAAGGACACGATCGACGAGGCTGTGTCCGGCTTCAAGGAAATGATCGTCCAGATCGTCTGGTTCGTCGCGAAAACCGAGGAGCAATATTACCTTTCCCGCTACCACACCGAAACATGGTGGGCGGGCGTCAAGCAGACTTATGACGACTTCATGCTGGGCGTCGACCAGATCGTTGCCAAGGTCCAGGTGCTCGGTATGGTCGTGCAGCAAGCGCTCAACTTTCAGTGGGGGGACATTGCGGCGACCTGGGACAAGGGGATGGCCCAGATCCAGGATGTCGTCGCGCGCCGTGGCGCAATGATCGCCGCCGAGGCCGCGAAGGCGAAGGCGGACGCTCAAAAGAACCTGCTCGATGCAGCTCTGGTCGGCATGAAATATACCGGCTGGTTCATGAATTTCATGAAACCGGGCGCGCCGGCTTCCAAGGGCATCCAGTCGAGAACCGGTGACGGTGGCGGCGGCGATAACAACGGCAAATCGTCCAAGGCCGGTCCTGCCGCAAGCAACAAGAAGAACGTGGTCGACGAGGATCGCGCCGAACTTCAGGATCGGCTGCTCGCCGAAAAGAATTGGGGCGCGAACGCGGCGCAGATCGAGTTCGATTTCTGGAAAGAGAAGCAGACCGCCGCCAATTTGGGCGCCGAGGACCTGAAGGCGATCGACAAGGAAATCCTGAAGGCCCGGCAGGCCGCCATGAAGGAGGGCCAGCAACAGGAGATCGCCGGCATCAAGTCGACGCTTGCGATCGACATCGACGCCGCCAAAACCAAGATCGCTCTGGCCAAAGCCGGACTGCAGGACAGGCTCGACGCCATCGACGAAGAGGAGCGCGCCGGCCGGATCGGTACGGTCCAGGCGATCACCACGCGCGCCAATCTCAACCAGCGGCTCCGGGAGCTGGATAACGATGCCGCGACGGCTGAGTATAAGGCGAAACTCGACGCGCTGGACCAAGAGCTCAAGATCGCCCATCTGAGCTATGACGTAGCCCTCGATCTCACGCGGCAGAAAACCGAGCTCGAGAAGGAATATCAGAATCGCATCCGCGTGTTGAACGCGCAGAACGCGACAGCGATGGCGAAGGATAACAACACCGCCACCGACGCGATCCGCGCCAAGTGGCAGAGCGTTTTTCAACCGGTCGTCCAAGCCTGGTCGCAGTCAATGCGGGGGATGCTCCAGGGAACCACTAACCTGCGTAAAGCCCTGCTGAGCATCGGCAGCGCGATCGAACAGGAAGCCTTCGAGTGGATCGCAAAAGTACTGACGCGGTTTTTGGTGGCAGAAGCCACTAAAACGGGCGCTGCCGAAGCAGGCGCCGCCGCGCGGAGCGGAATCGAGGAAGCGGCGTCGGTCAAGTCGATCGCCCTGAGCGCGATCACGGCGTTGAAACAGATCGTCCACCAGGCCGCGGTCGCCGCCGCCGGCGCCTATGCCGCGATCGCCCGCATTCCCTATGTCGGGCCGGTGCTGGCGCCCGCCGCGGCAGCCGCCGCGCTCTATGGGGTCTACGCGCTCGGCAAATCCGTCTTGAGCGCAGAAGGCGGCCTGGGCGAGGTACCCTCAGACGGAACATTGATCAGCGCGCATGCCCGCGAGATGGTGCTTCCGGCCAATCTCGCCGTGCCGCTGCGGCAAATGTTGCTGTCGGGCGGCGCGGCGAACAACAATGCGCCGCGCGCGGCAAACGATGGCGGCACCGCCTTCCACTACCATGATCACGCGGGCACCCGCACGCCAGCGGACATCACGGCCAACCTCGACGCATTTGCCAGGACGATCAAGAAGGCCCACCGCGCCGGCAAGCTCGGCTTCGCGCTTCCAGCGAGTTAGAGCGGAGTCCGCTTGGCGGATTGGGCCGCGTCACCTGCGTTCGCCAGGCGATCATATTCGTCGGTGGAAACAAGAAGTTCGCCCGCTCTGACACTGCTGGCGACGGACTGATAATCGACCGTGAACCCGCTGCGTTTCCAGACGACGTGCTTGGCCAATACCGAAATCTTACCGACGATCCGGCGATCCTCGTCGGCCGAGGTCGGTTTGCCGAACTTGGCGGTTAGCTGAGCGATAATGTAAGCGGCGCCCTCGTAGCCGGGTGTCGCAGCTTCTATCGCGATGACCTTGTCGCTGCCCTTCGAAAAATACACCCCTATCATGTTGGCGGTGCTGAGCTCGGGAGTCTGCTCGCGAGTGAAGACCACAGCCCCCTTCCTGAGGGCCGCCCAGCCCAATTCGTACGGCTGTTGAACGCAAGTCACCGGTTGCTCCATCTCATAGGCGGGCACGCCGTCGGAACCGGCGGGCACACCCTCCATGTGTCGGCATTCCGGCAGCGTCACGGGCGCGCCCAATTGCAGGCCGAACACCGACGGGAGCGTTTGTGCGCTTGCCGCACCAGCCGACAGGCAAGCCGCGGGCAACAGTAACCATTTGATCTTGCGCTTTACTCTACCGACCATAACCACCCCGCCATGCCTGTTCCGTGAAGTGCGACGCTACCATCCGGCCGGCGCATCGCAAGAGGGCCCGCGCGTCGATAGATCGAAAACGGAGCAAAAAGCTTCCCGCTTACCGTGACGGAGGCGACGGCTGCCACCGGCAAACCACGCCGCCAAGGACCCACCTGCCGTGCTGAAATCGCGAACCGGGACGCATTTGCGCGGACCGCGTCAGCGACGCTGCGACGGCAACGGCCTCGGCCCGATGGCACCCGACAACCAGCGCAGCCTATCCGATTGGAGACGAGATTGCCCACGCTCTATCTGCCGACCCGCTGGCTCGTCACATCCGATCCGTCGATCGATGACCCCGACGTGTTCCCGACGCTGATCGGACAGTCGTTCCTGGTCGCGAAGACGCCGACTTGGGCGACGAAGATCGCGACGGCATCGTCGGGCCGCGAGCGCCGGCGCAAGACCTGGTCGTATCCGCGCTGGCAGTTCAAGGTATCGTATGAGGTGTTGCGCGATCTCCCCGCCACGCCAGACCTTGAGCGACTGGCGGCGTTCTTCCTGCTGCACGGTGGGCAATATCAGGAATTCTTCTTCTTCGACCCGGGCGACAACACCGTTGCGGCGCAGCGGTTCGGAGTCGGTGACGGCGTAACGACCAAGTTCCAGCTTGTTCGGAGCATGGCGTTCGGCAGCGCGACCTTTTCCGAGCCGATCGGCGGCGTGCTCGGAACGCCGACGGTGTTCGCGGATACCTCTCCGGTCGCCAGCTTCACGGTCGGTCAGCGCGGATCGATTACCTTCGCCAGCGCGCCCGCGGCGGGAAAAGTGCTGACCTGGACCGGACGCTTCATGTTCGTGTGCCGCTTCGACGAAGACGCGCTCGAGCTCAACCAGATGATGCAGAGCCTTTGGTCGCAGGACGGGCTCTCCTTCACCACGACCAAGGCCTGACCATGAAAGCTGCATCGCCTGCACTGATCACCCTGCTCAACAGTGGGGCGGACTTTCAGATGGTCGACCTATGGACGATCACGCTGGTCGGCGGCGCCGTCATCCGGTGGTCGGGCAGCGACGTGCCGATCGTATCGGGCGGTCATACCTATGCGCTTGGCCCGATGATCGAGCGGCAGGATATCAGCGAGAAGATCGGGCTCGACGTCACAACCGTCGACATGACGATCACGGCAAACCCCGACGATTTGATCAACGGCGTGCCGATCATCCCGTTCATCCGGGGACATGGGTTCGATGGCGCCAATGTCCGGCTGGATCGCGCGTTCCTGACCGATTGGAGCCTGCCGGTGGTCGGCACGGTGCTGAGATTTTCCGGGCGCGTCACCGCGATAAGCGCAATCACTGGCGACGGCGCAACGATTACGGTGTCGTCGTGGACCGTGTTGCTCAACGCCAACATGCCGGCCAATCTGTATCAAGCGGCCTGCCTGCATGCGGTCTATGACAGGGGCTGCGCGCTCAATCCGGCGGCTTTCGCGGTGTCCGGGATTATCGGCGCATCGCCGGCTCCAAAGCTCACGGTGTTCGACACCAGCCTGGCGCCACCGGCCAATGATTTCGCGCAGGGACGCATCGTGTTCACATCGGGACCGAACACCGGCATCTCAGCAACAGTGATGTCGAACGATGCGACGGGGCTGTTCCAACTCGTCTCTCCCCTCCCCGCACTGCCGGTCGCGGGGAATACCTTCACCGCCTATCCGGGGTGCGACCTGACGCAGAGCCGGTGTTCGGTCCGTTTCAACAATCTTGGGCGGTTCAAGGCGACGCCGTACGTCCCGGTGCCGGAGACGGCGTTCGGATGACGCGCGAGGATGTAGTGCGCGAGGCACTCGGCTGGGAAGGAACGCCGTACCATCATCGGGCGCGGTTGCGCGGCGTCGGGGTCGACTGCGCGATGCTGCCGGCGGCGGTCTATGAAGCGGTCGGGCTGATCCCGCGGGTCGAGCCCGATTACTCGCCGCAATGGATGCTGCATCGGGACGAGGAGCAGTTCCTGGGCTGGGTCACGCGGTTCGCGCGCGAGATTCCGCGCGAGGCTGTCGGGCCCGGCGACCTGGCGATCTGGAAATACGGTCGCTGTTATTCGCACGCGGCGATCGTCATCGACCTGCCCGAAGTGCTGCACGCCGTGATCCGCGGCGGCGGCGTGGTGCGCGGGAATGCCGATCGCGACGAGGAGTTGTGTTCCCGGCCGGTCAAATTCTTCACCCTGTTCGAGGATCAATGATGGGCGGCAAGTCTACCTCGACCACATCGCCGAAGCTCAACGGGCTGCAGGTCCAATCGTCCACCCTAGGTCTACCCATATCTCTGGGTTGGGGCCGCGGGCGGATGAGGTGCAATCTGATGTGGTACGGCGCCTTCACGGCGATCGCGCACACCACCAAGACCAGCGGCGGCAAGGGTCTGGGTGGTGGGTCGAAGAACACGACCTATACCTACACCGCGTCGATCATGATGGGCATTTGCGAGGGCGGAGCCGGCGGCATCCGGGGCATTCGCACGATCTACAAGGACACGGCCGTGCTGACCTCGCTGTCGGCCGCCGGGTTGAGCCTGGCGACCGGCACGCCGACGCAGCCCGTGTGGAGCTACCTGACCTCCAAAGTTCCGGCGCAGGCGATCCCCTATAGCGGCATCGCTTACGTCTATGCCCAGGATTACGACCTCGCCGACAGCGCGACGCTGTCGAATCACAGTTTCGAAATCGACTTCGGCGTGCAGCTGAGCGGTGTCGCGAACGGCGATGCCGATCCGAAGGACATCATCACCGATTTCCTGATCAACCCCGCTTACGGCGTGCCGATGTGGGGATCGGGCCTGATCGGCGATCTGTCCGATTATTCGCTCTATTGCCGCGCCAACAACTTGCTCTTGTCGCCGGTGCTCGAATCGCAGTCGGGCGCAGCGTCGATCCTGGAGGAGTGGCTGATCGCGACGAACTCGGCCGCCTTCTGGTCCGAGGGCATGCTCAAGATCCGGCCCTATGGCGACGCACCGGCATCCGGCAACGGCGTCACCTGGAATCCGAACCTCACGCCCGCTTATGACCTGACCGAGGACGATCTGATCGTCGACGACAACGGCAATGCCGTGTCGATCGAGATCGTCGACCAATCGGACGCCTATAATATCGTCCAGTTCGAATTCCTGGACCGCAGCCAGCAATATAATGTCGGCATCGCGACCGCTCAGGACCTGGACAACATCGTCACATTCGGGCGGCGCAAACAGGATCCGACGACCGTCCATTGCATCTGCGACGCCGACATCGCGCGCAAGGCGGTGCAGCTTTATGCCCAGCGCGTTCTCTACACGCGCGAGAAATATACGTTCAAGCTACCGTGGAACTTCGCGCTGCTCGAGCCGACCGATCTCGTCACGCTGACGACGACGACCGATTCACTGCTGCTCGATCGCGTGCTGGTCCGGATCACTGAGATTGGCGAGGACGTCGACGGGTTGCTGGCGATCACGGCGGAAGGCGTCCCCATCGGCATTGCCTCGGCCGCGCTCTATGCCTCGCACTCCGGTTCTAACGGATACAAGTCGAACACCGATATCGCGCCTGGACCGGTGTCGGCGCCCTGGCTGTTCATTGCGCCACCGAACCTTGCCGGGCTCGATGCCGAGATGTGGGTGGCTACCGCGTCGACGTCGCCGACCTGGGGCGGCTGTCAGGTTTGGGTCAGCACCGACGGGGCCAATTATTCGATGGTCGGTACGATCAACGGCCCGGCGCGCTATGGCACGCTCACCTCGGCGCTGGCGGCGGGCGCCGATTCGGATACGACGAACACGCTGGCTGTCGATCTGTCGGCCAGCTTGGGGCAACTCGACAGCGTCAGCACATCGGATCGTGACGCCGGGGTCACCTTGTGCATGGTCGGCGACGAAGTGGTGTCCTATCGGACGGCAACCCTGACGGCAGCCAACCGCTATAACCTGACCCAGCTGCGCCGCGGCCAGCGCGGTACGATCTCTGGCGCGCATGCCAGTGGGACCAACTTCGCGCGGATCGACGATGCGATCTTCAAGTTCGGCTATGACGCCAGCAATGTCGGCGACACGATTTACGTCAAGCTTCCCTCGTTCAACATCTACGGCCGTGGACTCGAGGATCTTGCCGCGGCCACCGCTTATTCGATCGCGATCAGCTCGGCGCCGGCGCGCGCTGGCTATCGCGACATCAAGTTCATGCGTTCCTATGCGCAGCCACCGACACCCAACGGCGATAATCCGTCGGGTTGGTATGACGGGATACCGGCGGGCACGGCGACGATCTGGTCGAGCACGGCGCTCAAGACGGCGAACGGAACATTGTTGGGCATCTGGACTGCGCCTCAATCGCTGTCCGGCCTGACGCCCCGCGGCGATTACAGCAGCGGCGCGACCTATTTCCTGAATAACAGCGTCGCTTATGGCGGCGGCAGCTATGTCGCGACGCAGGACAATTTCAGCGGCCATGCACCGACCGGCACCGGCCAGGCCAATGCATATTGGGACGTGCTGGCCGCACCCGGCAGCGCCGGGGCGCCGGCCGTGCCGCCCGGGGCATTTACCGCAACGATCAGCGTTCCGTCAGGATCGGCGGTCAACCTGCGATCCTTGGCCGATACCGCCGGCTATACCGGCAATTCGGACGCGACGGTGACGTTCAACGTCCCCAATGGCGTCAACGTCACCGGGCTGGCGAGCGGCGGCATCGGCATCGACACGGGTAGCTGGCCGACCACATCCCATACGATCGCGCTGACACTGGTCGTCCAGAACGGCGGATCGGTTAGCGGCGGCGGGGGTGACGGCGGGAGCGGCGGCGGTGCAGGTTTGCCAGGCGGCGACGCTATCTATGTCCGGGTACCGATGTCGGGCGGGATCACGATCAACGCCGGCGGCGCGGTGCGCGGCGGCGGCGGTGGTGGTGGCTCGAACGCGATGACTTCGCCGTACAAGATCGGAACCGGCGGCGGCGGCGGCGGTGCGCCGAACGGCCAAGGCGGCGCCGGCAGCGAGGGCTACATCACGACCGGCACCGACGGCCGGGACTGGTCAGCGGGCGGCGCCGGCGGCTCGCCAGGCGGCGGCGCGGGCGGCGGCTATGCGACGGCGGGCAGCGCATCAGGCAGCGGAACGCCCGGCGGCGGTGCCGGCTTCGCGATCCGCAAGAACGGCAACGCGGTTACCGTCACTAACAACGGCACGATGACCGGATCCGCCGCGTAACCACACCACGTCTTCCCAAAGGACTGGCCTCAACATGCAATATTACGAGTTCATCGCCTCCCGCGGCGACACGGGAGCCGTGTTGCCGCTCGCCAAGGTCACCGTGTTTCTGGCAGGCACGACGACGCTGGCAGCGGCCTATGATAGTACGGGTGCCGGCCTGGCGAATCCGATGACGGCGGCGCCTTCCGGCCTGGTTGGGTTTGCGGCGGCCAATGGCGCCTATGACGTTCAGATTGCGTCGGCGGACGGGTCGTATCTCGCGCCGAAGGTCCACGATCTCCAGCTGTATGACCTGACCCAGTTGGACGCGAAGGTGGCATCGGTCACGGCGGCGACAACCGCTCCAGGGTTCGTCGCGGTCGTCGCCGACCTGGCGCTCGGCGCAGCGAGTAAGATCGGGACGGTGGCGGCGGACTTGTTGAGCGGCGCCAGCAACATAGCGTTGGTGGCGGCCGACCTGGCGCTAGGCGGCGCATCGCTGATCAGGCAGGCGATATCGAGCGCATCGGCTGCGGCAGCTTCTGCCGCTGCTGCGGCGGCGAGTGCTGCCTCGATCGGGTGGTTCTCCCGTGGGCCTGCCGGTTTCGCGCTCACTGATGTGGCGGGCTATCGCTGGCTCAACATCACACTCACGGACATCAAGCACTTCGCAATCGACCTGATCAAATCGCGATTGGCGGCCCTAGAAGCCTATACTGCCAAGCTGCCGTTGATCGGCACGCCCGGCGGCGCCACCTTTTCGCTGGTCGATAGCAACGGCTACAATTGGCTGAAGGCGACCCCGACCACTTTGCAGCACAAGGTCATCGAGGCGATGTCGAGTCGGATTGTGGCGGCTCTTCGTGGACCGGCCGATCCGTCGATCGCGAACATGCGCATTATTGCTGAGCGCATCGGCCTGCATATGTCTGGCGAATCACTGTCGCTGGGGCATGGCTCGCCGGTCGTAACCGTGGGCACAAGTACGATATCAGATATGTTTGGCAATGCCTCGCTCACGAAAGCCAGCATCGTCCCGGATGACATCAGTGACATCTCGATCGCGTCAGATCCCGACCTAATCTCGAACCGCGCCGCGCTCACGCCGACCGTTGAAACCAGCTACGGAGCCGACGCCGACGACTGGACGAGCCACGGCGAAACACCACTGACCGGCTGCGCGCAGATGATTGTGCAGCTTCTCAAGGATGAGGACGGTATCGACTTCACGGAGGCCGGAATGCGCTTCCTGCTCGCCGACGATGGCCGAAATGGCGGCAGCATCACGACCGAAGACGAAACACTGACCGGGCTGACGGCGCAACGCGTCTACGCGAGCTTCGGACAGGCGCAGGCACTCTACAGCGCACTCGGCAAGTCGTATGCCCCGGCGGCGCAGATGATCATCACTGGCACGAACGACAATGCTTCAGACAGCGCCAACTACCCCGGCGGCGCCGACACCAAGTGGTTCTACACCCGCGCGCAGACCGTCCAGGCTCAGCGCCAAGCGAAGGCCATTGCCCTAAAACTCATCAGCCCGAATGGGCGGCTGCCGCTCCTGATCGGCCAAACGGCGACGCACACAAACCCGTCCTATCTCGCGCCGATCCCACACGTCGCGCTCGATCAGCTACAACTCGCGATCGATCACCCCGAATTCATTCTCGCCTGCATTCAGTACGCGGTGCAGAACGGGATCAATAACGATGTTCACATGACCGGCGCCGGCAGCAAGCAAATGGGTGCCTATTTCGGCTGGCACCTCAAGCGTCTGATGTTTGACGGTCTGCGCATCGCGCCGATGATCCCAACGTTCACGGCGCAAAATTCGCAGATCATCGCGACGTTCCCAATCCGTCCGGGCCACACAATTACGGGCGGCCTGACCATCGCCGACACTACGATTCTTTCGAATTGGGGCGTTGCTGCGGTCGATTCCGGCGGCGTCGCGAAATCGCTGAGCAACCCTCGCGTCGTCGCTCGCGATCGTATCGTCTGGGACGCGCCCGCAGCCCCTGCCAATACTTGGAAATTTCGCTGCGGCTATACAGGCAACAGCACAAAGGGGTGGACCAACATCGCCGAAACCCGCGCCGATTCCGCACTCATCTTCGATCCCTATGCCCTGCGCCTGCCGATGTATCGCTGGCTGCCTATTTGTGAGGTGCCCCTGACATGAGAGTCGCCATCCCCTTCACCGGCATCGACGCTTCCGCGTTTGGCTATGGGCGCACGCGCTCATGCCCGACTTTCGGCGCAGGCTACGCGGCCTACATGTTCGGCACGGCTATTAACGACGCGCCGACGGTCAACCTGTTCACGGGCGCTAACGATGGCCGGCTGATCGGCGCGCCTGCGGCGATAGGCCTGGTTGGCGGCGCAATGGCGATCGCGTTCAGCGGCGCCATCACCGGCGGCAATCTCCTGACAGTCACCGGCACGGTATCCGGCGACCCTCTTGCGGTCGGTCAAACGATCGAATTGGCGACTGGCGCAGGAGGAAGTCTCGGGGTCATTTCGTCGCTCGGCACCGGTACCGGTGGCGCGGGAACTTACAACTTGACCGGAGGCGTTAATACAACCTCGTCGTCGATGCGCGCCTTCACTCGATTTTTTGAGGTGCCTGGCTTCTCGCGTGACATATTTAATATCGGCAGTGCCCTAACACTCCTGGCCATCTACAAATCGCCGATCTCGCAGGGCATTTTGATGGACGACTTCAACGGCGGCAATCTTGGCATGCTGGTTCCGTCGTCGTTCGATGTGCAGACCTTCGGCCGCGATAGCGCGAGCGTCGTCGTCAATGTCAGTACGGCTTCGAGCTTCAGCAACGGGGGGACGACGTGGAGCATGGGTGTCTCGCAATTTGACACCACCACTGGGCAAGGCTTCATCCAGCGGTCGGGACCGGCCCGCAATGCGTCCGCTGTTGCCGGTCCGCGCGCCGCGAACCCGATGGGCCAAACTACCCGGAAGCTGCGCACGCACCTCTACACAGCTACGACGCCTGCGGCAACAATCGCGGGCATCGCGATTTATACCAAGAAGTTGTCGAGCGGCGAAATGGACGACGCCTTCAGTTACTGGCGCGATGTTCTGTCCGATGTGGGAGAAGTACTGTAGCCCTCAGGGATGACGAGATAGTCCCCAATAGGTAAGATCTCGGCATTATGCTCGACTAGCACCGTCTTATTGAGGAACGCGCCCTTGCGGCTCGTATACAGCATTAACCGGAATGGGACCGGAACTAGCTCGGAGAGGGCCGACCTGGTCGGCGTATGGAGAGTAGTCTCGCTGATCTCCAGCCAGATCAGCGGGCGGTTGGCAATGATCGTCTCGCGGAGACCGCGGAGCACGTTCGGTTCGTATCCCTGTACGTCTATCTTGATTGCATCAACGGCGATGCCGCGCAATTCTTCGTCCCCAATAGCAATGCGCGCGCTAAGGCGATGAGCGTTGTCCAGTTCTCCGTCGAGAAACGTGGATAGGCCATGGTTGTCGTTGACGAAGATCGGCAAGTCGGCAACCGCGACCCCCAATCCAACTTTGCGCAATTCGACCTTCGCCCAAGGGTTGATCGCGATATTCCGCTCGATCAGAGGCCAAACCTGCGGATTTGGCTCGAAGGAGATCACACGATTGAAATGACGAGCGAACGCTAGCGCGTGGTTCCCGATGTTCGCGCCGACGTCGGCGATCGTACCGCGCCGAGTTGCCTGGGCCAGGAACGGCGTGATTTGTTGCCAGTCGTATGATCCGTAGAGATAAGCTTCGCGGTCGATGGCCGACTTCAGGTTGCCGGCGAAGCGAACCTCGCCCCGCTGGGATTCGAAATCGACGTCGTACTTCGCGAGTTTGGTGGCGATAGCAGACCAGCCACGAACGTGGCGCATGAAGCCGAGAGACTTGGCGAGTTTGGCAGAAAGCGGCACCGTCATGAGGTGACAGCCTATCAGCGACACTGCGTTCGGCCAATGAAAATTGCACCCTTAGAATGTGCGGTCGGCGACTTCTTTGATGGCAGATGGTGTCATGCGTACACGCGACCGAATCCACTCGCGCATAGGTTCCTCGTATCCGAGGAACATCACGACTGATAGCGCGAGTAGCGCCGGGTATTGGATCGCGACAATCGCCTTATCGGCGCCGATCCATGTCTTGATGGCGAAGTGAACTGGCTGGTGGAGCAGATAAAGAGAGTAACTCGCACCACCCATGATGACGAGCCACCGCAGGGAAAGCACTCGCGCAAACCGGCTCTCGCGGTTCGCCGAAACTGAGGCAATCAAGAGCCCCGACATAACGGTGACGAAAGGTCCAACATGCGAGTCGCCGGTCTGACACAGCACGAGGACGAGGGTCGAAGCAACGAGCCACGCCGGTAGCCGGACCATAGCACCACGCATGTGCAATTCCGCGACGCAAATCCCGATGATGAATTCCGGTAAGCGCAGGATCGGCGCCGGCACCCATTTCATCCACGCGAACGGACCCAGGTCGCCGCTAATGAAGGTTGAGCTTTCGGTAATTGCCGCAAACGCGACCAAGCAGATCGCGCAGGCTGTGACGGCCTTCGTCGGCATATGCTCGACGCAGCGCGAGAGCAGCGGGAAACACAGGTAGAAGAAGAACTCCACCGAGAGTGTCCAGCTCGGCATATTCCAGCATGTGATGCCAAGCGAGCTATCCTGCACCCACCAATGCAATAGAAAAAACTGCGGTAGGTCGCCCCAGCCGGAGATAGTCACGAAAGGCAGCATTAGGGCGATGGTGAGGAAATAGACCGGGTAAACTCGAGCCAATCTCGCAACCGCAAATTTCTTCACCTGCGCGCCTGAGCAGACCCGACCGCGATGCGTGTAATGCAGTATGAAGCCAGACAGCACGAAAAAGAACGTCACGCCTGAATAGCCGTTCATAAGCAACGTTTTGAGGAACGATGGGAAGTGCGCAGACTTCGAGGCGAAGGATGCGCCTGAATGATACAAAACGACGGCGAAAGCTGCAAAAAAACGGATGCTGGTCAGCGGCTCAATAAGGTTGCGATCGGACATCGCCCGTGCCCCTAGCCGCTACAAGCCGCCTACGAAAGTCGCAACAACATCCGCCTCTCAGTCCCACCGATCGTGAGTACCCACCAATGACCACGCCTGCCAAAGCCCCGCCCACTTGGCTGGCGTGGCTTCCCGTCATCACGACGGTGTTCCTGATCGCCGGCTTTCTGCTGTCGACCGGCGGCAAGATCAACGAGCTGACAGATCACGAACGCCGCCTGACCGCTCTGGAAACGCGCCGCGATACCGACGCGGACAAGCTCGACAAGATCAATGAACGGACGGCGCGCATAGAGGCGAAGCTGGAGGTGATCCTGCCCAGCGGCACCGCCGCAAAGGAGGTGGCGAGATGATGGAGGGCGCAGGACTGCTCCTGATGACGCTGGCGTTCGGCCTGATGCTGGTCCCGCCGCTTCACATCACGATCGCCGGCCCCCGCATCGGCGCCGTTCATGTCGCGGCCGAATTACCTGAATCGCACCAATTGACGCCACCTCGCGCCGACATGGACGCCCTTATCCGCGAGGCCGACAAAGTGCTCGCCAACGACCTGCTGATCCGCGCGATCGCCGCGATCGCCGAGACCTACAACCAAGCCTGATCCCGCGGCGTCCGGCCACAAGTGGAGGAAAGCATGACCCTGCTATGCAAATGGTGGGCGCCGCTCCGCGCCCGCCTGATCGATGATGCACGCTTGTGGTGGCGCTTCTGGACCATGCGCCTGGCGGCGTTCGGGGCCATCGTCACCGCGTTGGCACAGTGGTTCCCCGACGCGCTCTCTGCCGCATGGAATGCCATGCCGTACGACATGCGGGCGTATCTTCCCGCACCCATGCTCCACTCGATCCCCGTGATCCTGTTCGTCGCCATCATGGTGGCGCGCATCGTGGCGCAGAAGAAGGCGGCGCCCAATGACTGAAGGCGTCGACAACTTCATTGAAAGCTACGCGGCGGGGCGTCCCGGATGGGCCAGCAAGGGCGCCATCGCCGCGGCCGTCGCGGTCATTCTTGCCGGCGTCTATGCCGTCGAGGGCGGCTATGTGAACGACGCCCGCGATCCCGGCGGCGCAACGAGCTACGGCGTCACCGAGCAAGTCGCTCGCGACTATGGGTACCGCGGCGACATGCGCCGGTTCCCGCAGCATTGCGACGGCCCCGCGACGATTTGCGCCGATGCCGTCTATGTGCGGAGCTACATCGCCGCGCCTGGCTATATGCCGCTGGTGGAGATCGAACCCGCCGTTGCGGGTGAGTTGATCGATACTGCGGTCAATATGGGGCCGCGGCGACCCAATCGCTGGTACCGGCTGACAATGAAGGCGCTGGGTGACGCGCGCCTGCCGGACAGCGCGGCGCCATTGGGCCCTATCGACGTGGCGGCATATCGGATGCTCCAGGCAAAGCTCGGCGTCATCCCCGCTTGCACCGCGACGCTCGACGCGCTCGATGCGCGGCAAGCGGCGGAATATCGTCGGCTTGCCACCGCCAATCCCAAGCTTCGGGCCTTTCTCAAAGGATGGCTCCGGAACCGGATCGGCAATGCCGATCGCCGATCCTGCGGCAAGGGAGACGGCTGA